ACAATCATCACAAATAACCTACGAGAAGCGGAATTGTCTGATCTAGGTACTTGTGGTATAATTACTACAGACCGAAGAGAGACAAAACTCAATGGAACCCTTGATGTTTCAGAACATATTCAAGATCTAATGAGTGAAGGAGATGATGATAGTTTACGCCGTGCGTGTTGGCTAAAAGCTAAAACAGCAGTGCTTAAGCTAGGTTCATATTCAGGAACTGACATGACACGCTTACGAGACAANGCAGAAGATGCAATCAATGCAGCTCGCCTATCTCTTGAAGATGGTGTTGTAGCAGGAGGCGGTGTTTGTTTGTTAAATGTTGCTAATTCATTAAAGGGAAGTCTTGGTGCAGATGTATTGTCACAGGCACTCACATATCCAATTAAACAAATCATCGAGAACGCCGAAAAAGACCCTAACCTATTCTCAGTAATGTCTGGAGGTACAAAAGGATTTAATGCTCGAACAGGNGANATTGTNGATATGTGGGAAGCAGGAATCATAGANCCAGCCAAAACTATGAAGAACGCAATCATCTCAGCTATCTCAATTGCTGGAACAATCCTAACTTCAGAAGCATGTATCGTTAAACAGCCAGAAACAGAGGAACAAAAAGCAGTACGAATGGCAGATGCTATGCGTAAAGCTCATTTCTAATTTATGGGACTACTATCAAAATGCGAGGTGTGTAATAAGCGAAAGTTATTCACAAAACGTCGATCATTCAACATACCTTACGTTAAAGGAACTATCCTTAGTAGAAGTAGTATGTGCAATTCTTGTTTAAAAGACCTTAAAGCCAAATCAGGCATAAAATAATATGGACAAACTCAAACAACTCCACAAACGTGATAACTCAATCATGTTCTATACCAAAGCTACTGAAATCTCTTATTCTATTTGCCGTCTTGGATTAAAAGGCGACTTATCAATTAAACTACGAAAAGGACAAGACCCAGACCAATATCAGTTACTCTTAGATTCTTCACCAGTAGAAGAAGAACTCCAAAAAGAATTGATGCCTTATGTCCTAGAGTTATTGTAATATGACAGAAACTATTAAATACTCAGATTTAACCCGCGAAGGAAAAATCGGAGCTAACTACCAACTTAATGTAAACCTTAAAAGTGAACTTGAAGTAAAGAAAGACAACCAACTAGTAGGAATCATCCGACAAGGTTATCCAGTTACTTGGAGGGAAGAACACAAAGACAACACTTGTGAACTAGAATGGTTATAAATTATGGCTAGAAAACTTACCAAAAAACAAGAAGGCTTCGCTAAAGACTACTTGGATACAGGTAATGGTACTCAGGCTGCATTAAATAATTACGATACCGAGGATGAAAATACTGCTGCTGTATTGGCAAGTAAGCTGATAAGAAATGATAAGGTTATGGAGTATTTCAAAAGCAACGCATCCGCAGTATCCGCAAACATGGTACGACTAGCATTAAATGCAGAAAATGAAGGACATCAAATACAAGCAGGTAAAGATGTACTCGATAGAGCAGGATACAAACCTGTTGATAAAAGCGAAGTCATTATTGATGAGAAAGTAAATACAAAAGACCCAGCATTACAAGAAGCTGTTAGATTACTTAAAGAGAAAAGACTTAAAGAATAATCTATGGACGACCAAGAACTCATAAAACAAATAGAAGCAGCTTCAGTCTATGAGTTTATTAGAAACCATCAAATTAAGAATGAAACAGGAGAAATATTAGACTTTGATAAGTACAGATTCATGCGTGCAGTATATTGGGATGATTCACCTTTAATCTGTTGTATGAAGTGTGCTCAGATCGGTTTCACAACGTATGAAATCATTAAATCAGCACATGAATGTAAAAACGAAGGCTACGATATTATCTATGTACTTCCTACAGGAGATGACGTAAAGAAGTTCTCAGGTGGTAAAACAAACAAGATATTAGCTCAAAATCCTGTCATGCTTGCATGGACTAAAGATAAGGATAGTATCGAACAAAAACAGTTCGGAAGTAACACTATCTATTACCAAGGTTCATGGACAGAACGAGCTGCCTTGATGATTACCGCTAAGAAACTGATCGTAGACGAATACGACCGTTGCAAACAACAAATCGTTGAACAATATGACTCACGTCTTCAGTCAGTAGCAGACCCTAAGAAAGCGTTCTTTTCAAACCCAAGTATTCCAGACTACGGAATAGATAAGCTCTATAAACTCTCAGACCAAAAGAAATGGCACATCACTCACTCTTGCGGTAGAACCTACGTCATGGATGAGAAGTGTATCAATTACGAGGAAGAAACCTATACTTGTCCTTATTGTGCAGGCTTAATCTTAGACGAGGAACGTAGAATGGGAGAATGGCGACCAACATCACAAGGTGAATGGTCAGGCTATTGGATTCCTCTTTGGATTGCTCCTTGGATGCCAGCAAAGAAGATAGCAGAAGCCAAGAGACTGAAAAGTCCCGAATACTTCGCTAACTTCGTAGCAGGAACACCGTACATTGGTGGAGGCAACAAAGTCAGTGCAGAGATACTTGAACGTAACCTGTTCAAACATATCAATCGACAAGACGGCACGATCATTATCGGAGTGGATACGGGAATACCTATTCATTACGTCATTGGAAACAAAGAGGGGATATTCTTCTATGGGACATGCAAAGATTATGCCACGCTAGAAGCCCTTTTAAAGCGTTGGCCACGTTCAGTGATAGTAAGTGATCAAGGAGGCGATTTAATCGGTATACGCGAGCTTCAGGAGCGTTACAGAGGGCGTGTATTCTTATGTACCTATCGAAAAGTAAATGATAAGCAGATGTTATGGAAATGGGGAGAGGGAGAGGAATATGGAAAGGTCACCGCAGACCGTAACCGTACTATCCAGCTCGTTGTAGATGAGTTCACTGACAAACGTTTACCCCTCAACTACCAAGATAGTCCTTCAGAATATCAGCAATACATAACTCATTGGCTTAATATCTATCGCCGTAAGGAGTATGAGAATGAGAATGAACCTGAATACGGTTGGAGATATGTATGGGAACGTACAGGACCCGACCACTTCGCCCATGCTACAGTCTATTGGCGTATAGGTATGGACAAGTTCTCAGAGTCTATGGCAGAGATTATCGGTGGAGATGATGGATTTATGTCGAATTTACAAACAGGAAGAATATTCAAACAAGAATGACAATACTAGAAAAATTCAAGGAAAATGTTAATAAAGATATTAACTACGCTAAAGGTTTACAGACAGCCTTCACTGACGAACAGAATAAGTATTACCTTTTAGGATTAGAACATGCTTTGAGAGTTTTAGAGATACAGGAATCAATATTTAAAAAAACAGAAGAAATCAATTCACGATAATATGACAATAGAAGTAACCCCAACTGAATATGCTTTTATTCAAGCAATGAGGGAACTTAATGTCTTTAAAATCAAGAATGGTACTCTTTCAGTAGACTTTGATAGAAAAGGTGCAATAGGAAGTATTAAAGTATTGCAACATTATCGAATAGGACTAGACAAATAAACATCCAATAGTGTATAATGTAAGCACGACACATATTTGTGTCAGCTTAACCTCTAACACAGAGCAGCCACGGCTGCTTTTTGTTTGTAAAAAATAATTATTATGTCAATGGATCCGCTAGAATTGAACATTGATGGCGTTCGCCAGCTAGTAGGAAGCGGCCTTAACAAATCCCCTTATAAACCCGTAGACAACGGTGAAGGAGTAGTAGGGGATTTCGAGGACGTTCTTTCGCTGTCCTTGCCAGATGAGAAGTTGATTGCAATGGCTAATAAATGGGAAGCTGACTATCGAAACTACGAGGGTAAAATGAAATATCGTTGGGAGACTAATAAGAAGTTCTATGAAGGCCGTCAAAATGATGGTTATTCAACGCGTGATCAAGTTGTTCCAAGTAATATCCTATTCCAAGCACAAGAAACCTTTATTGCTGCTGCTATGGCTAAGAACCCTGACCCAGTAGTCTATGCAGACAATACTCAGATAGGACAGGCAATGAGTAAGAGTATTAAAACAATGCTCCAATTCCACGCAGAACGCCTACAAATGCGTTACATGCTTTCAGGATTGGTACGTGATTGGTCTATCTATTTCATCGCTTGTATCAAATTTGGATGGGATTCAGAGATAGAGGACGTGAAGATGGAAGTAATCAAACCAGATAATCTTATCTTCAATCCTAAAGGTTACATTGATATTTATGGACGCTATTGTGGAGGACCTCTTGGAGAACGAAAAAAATGTACCGCAGAAGACCTTATTGCTAAATTTGGGCATAAGGAATACATCACGGTAATGGTAGAGGGGAATATGGGGACTGAAGTAACTTACACAGAATGGTCCACGGATGAATACAAGTTCTTTACATTTAAAAACATCGTGCTCGATAAGTACAAGAATCCCTTTTGGAATTATGACGAACAAACCGTAGAAAGCACAGACGAAGAAGGTAACAAAACTGAGATTCCTGACCCACTAGCTGGAAAGAATCATTTTGCTAAACCATTGATGAACTATGTATTTCTATCAGTATTCTCACTACAGGAAACACCACACGATATAACAAATCTTATTGAGCAGAACATCCCTAACCAGATGCTGATTAACAAGCGTATTGCACAGATTGATAAAAACCTCGACACGGGAAACAACTCAATCGTATTCTCAGATACGCACTTCACTACAGAAACTGCTCATCAGGCTGCGATGGCGATGCAAGCAGGACGACCTATCCTAGCCAAGGGTGACATCCGAGGAGCAGTAGAACGCTTCCCAGCAGAAGGATTACCTAGCAATGCCTACGAACAGCTCCAGTACATGACTGAAAGTCTTATGGGGGTATTCGGAACTACTGGTATTACAGCTCAATCAGGCGATGAAAACACTACTGCACGAGGAATGATTCTCAACAATCAATATGACTCATCCCGCATCGGCGGAACCATTGGTGATGCCTTAGAGCGAGTAGCAAAAGGATGTTTTAACTGGCTCACTCAACTGTACTTTGTATTTTATGATGAACCTCACTACGCCTCAGTAATGGGTAAAGGGGCAGCAGTAGAATACACACTACTCAGAGCGCAAGACATCTCTCAACAATTCATTGTTTCAGTACAGTCTGATTCAATGAAGCCTAAGGATGAGATTACTGAAATGAACCAAGCTAATGCGCTATGGGAATCTCAAGCCATTGACCCAGTTACTTATTTCACAATGCTTAATCTACCAGACCCTGTTGAAGCTGCTGCCAAAGCTGTTATGTGGAAATTAAACCCACAACAATACCAAGCAACCTATTTGAACCAACAGCCTACTCAACCAACACAGAACCCACAAGGAGGAGGACAACAGCCCCCACAGGTTCAGGGAGAGCAACCAGGGACTACAGGACCAAGTCCTGACTCGTCTTCATTATCAAACGTACCAATCAATCAAGGGGTAGCAATGCCCACCTAGTCTATGAACAAGATTAAGAAAGTCATGCACGAATACAAAGAGGGAGAACTACATTCGGGTTCAAAGAAAGGACCAGAAGTAAAATCTCCTAAGCAAGCAATCGCTATCGCTTTATCAGAAGCTGGTAAATCGAAATCAAAAGCTCTTAGTAAACGAATGAAATAATATGTCACACGGAAAAGTAATGGTAGAACTCGCCAAAAAGAAAGTTCAGCCAGGAAAAAACTTCACCAAACTTCTCGAAGACGATATGAAGTTGGATTCTAAAAAAGAGAAATATCAATACAAGGAAGCCAAAGCTAAGAGTAAAGCAATGAAGAAACGCTGTTAGTTATTTGTCTTGGACACAACTCAGACGTAAAAGATGATGTTGTAAAGTGCCTTCTCGACCACGCACTCTAAACCCTAGTCTTAGCAACGCCGTCTCTCGACCAGCGGCAGTAAAATAATTAGTCTTCGTAAATCCTATTATGGAAAAAGAACAAAAAGTAGACATCTTTGCAGGTTCCCCAGATGCAGTTAATGAAAACGTCTCAGTAGATGATTTCTTAAATGAAATTACTGGTAAATCTGAAAAGAAAGTGGAAGAAGTACAAGCAGAAGAATCTATTGTTGAACCAAAGAACAACAAGGAACGTTATGCACAAGACTTCTCCCAGCATCCTAAGTTTAAAAAGACTTTGGAAGCAAACAAGCGATTGGAGCAGGAATTGGAAGAATTGCGTCAGCAAGTAAATGGATTAGGTAATCGTCAACCAATCGAGACCGAGGTAGACCCTGAACTAACCATGATTTTTGGAGACAATGAGGCAGGAAAACAGGCTTCTAAACTTATGCAACAGCTCATGGAGCGAAAAGTTGCAGGAGCAAAGGAAGAAGTAGCCAGTCTTAAATCCGAACTCAATCAGTCTAAAGTACTCGAACAGAAAGCGGAGCAAGACTTAGAAGAAAACGTATCCTATCTTGAAGATAAATACGATATTGACCTAAGTAGTGAAGACGCTAAACCATTCTTTAAGCTCTGGGAGAAACTCTCTCCAAAAGATGAAGATGGAAATGTACGAGAATATGCAGACCCAGATGGAGTTATGGAAGTCTATCAAGCACGGCTTTCAGCACCAAAACAATCAAATGCTTCAATCCAAAAGAAAGCTCTAGCAGACCGCTCGATGGCAAAAGCTAACGAATCGGTTGCCTCAATGGCTCCTAACCCAAAAGAACTTAAACGTTTTTCTTGGGATACTGTTAGATAATTCTATTTATTAAATTTAAATCTTCTTGTATCGAAATTTGTTGATTTTACTATAGTTCCTACAATCAATTTGCAAAAGGAGGCTCAGACAATATAGAAAATATTCAACCTCTATGTAGGTCTTGCAATAGTAAAAAGAATACCAACACTATAAGATATTAAGACAAAACTTTGCCCCCAGATGTAAACATTGGTACAACAACAAACCAATATCTCGAAAGTGCTTGGGTAGACCAGACCTTGCGAGATAACTCATTCTTCGGAATGATCTTGGAAAAAACAAAGCAGTGGAATGGTAGTCAAATGCTATTCCCAATCAAATATCAGAAAGGTGTACCTTCAGTCGCTTTCTCAGGATTTGATTTATTGCCTATTACTCAACAGCCTGTCTCAGTAGACATGACTTTCTATGCTACTTTCGTTGCAACAAACGTTGCCTTGTCAGGTTCTGACCTTTCAATCAACAAGACGAAAGAACAGAAATTGAACTTGATGAAAGTAATGATGGAATCACGTTCACAGGATATGGCCGATGACGTCGGTAACTTCTTCTATTCAAACGGAACAGCCTTTGGTGGAAAAGCTCCAGCAGGGTTGGGTAACGTCGTAGACAACGGAACAGTAGCAGCAACCTACGGAGGACTCTCACGAGCTACCTACAATGGTTTGAACGCTACAGTTACAAACACTTCAGTTATCTCACTATTGCTTATGCGACAGTTGTACAACTCTATCTCAGATGGAAGTGTACGACCCGACTTGGCTCTTACGGATTACACAACTTGGTCATACGTAGAACAGCTTTTGATGGCTTTCCAGCGAAACACATACACGAATTTCACAAATTTGGACGCAGGAGCAGGCTTCAAACAGAATGGTCTTATTTGGGCAAACTTGGAAATCCACAACGACAAGAAGTGTCCAGTTGGAACATTCTTTGAACTTAACACTAAGTATTTGAACTTCTACGGTTTGAACTGGTGGGAAGGTAAACCTGTGTCATTGATGGCTCAGGATATCAAAGGAAACATTTACGCTGATTCAACAAAATCGGTCGATAAAGCATTCACATGGACAGATTGGATCCGAGCATACAACCAAGGAGCAGTAAACGGCTTCATGATTATGGGAGGACAGCTTATCTGTACAGACCCATTCCGAAACGGAAAATTGGTTGGAATCACAGGTATTTAATAGCTAACTAGAATAAAGCTATGAGCACCTCACAATTTTTTCAGACGAACTTGAATGAACCTGGTCAGATGTTAGGACAAGCCCTTAGTGTCCAGAACGTAGCAGCCGTATTTGCTGGAAGTGGCGCACCTACTTTCTCAGCAAAGAAAGGATCGTTATATCTGCGCACAGATGGTAGTTCTACTTCAACACGCGCTTACATTAATACCAATGGAAGTACTGGTTGGACTAACCTAGTAACTGCTACCTAATTACTAATTTTTAATCTTATTTCATTATGTCACGCATCACACAACGCGGAGCAACAGGACCATTTGATGTCTTTCACAACGACACAGATGCAAATGATGTAACGTACGGAGGGCAGAAATTTGATACATCAGACGGACGAGAATTGACACTCGTCAATGTCGGTGGATCAAACATTGCAGCAGGTCTATTGGTACAGTCACAGCCACAGGTTGCGAATGACCAAGGATTGGCTGTCACTGCTTTCGCAAGTAACAACATTACTACTGGAACTCCTGCAACAATTACTGCCACTTCAGCAGCATCTATTGCAGCTAACTTCTACCAGCAGGGATATGTTGAAGTAGCATCTGGAACAGGAGTTGGTCAGCTTTTGAAAATCGCTGCAAACTCAGCTGTCACAGGTGTTGGAAGTTTCACAATCTCTTTGGAAAATCCAGACGGACAGTACCTCGTAGCATTGGACAACACATCAGTTATTAACTTGATTCCTAATCCTTACGCGAATGTAGTCGTAAACCCTACTACTCCTACAGGATCAGTCATCGGTGCAACACTGTATGCCTTGACCGCTGCCAACTATGGTTACATCGTTTCAAAAGGATTGGCTGCTGTTATCTCTGATGCATCAGTTGCATCAGTAGGTCAGTCAGTGTCTCCTTCAACAACAACGGCAGGAACAGCAACACAGGCTATTCTTCATACAGCTGTTATTGGAAACGCTGCGGCAACCGCTGTATCAGCACACGCATCAGCAGTTTACTTGAACGTATAGTTGGTATATCCACCTTTCCCTCTTTTGGAGGGTTGGGCGGGTATGTCAAACCCGATTAACTAACTTAGAGGTTAGCAATCAAAATATGAACCCAGAAATGTTAGACATCCAACGAGAATTTATCCCAGAAGAAGTACAGTACTTCACCTTTACCAATGCTTCAGATGAAGATTGGGCAACAGAATGGGATAGTAAAATTTATTCATTCCCAGCAATGAAGACAGTACCATTGATCATCCGAAACGAAACTCTTGAGAATATCCAAGAAATTCGCAAGAAATTCGCTAAACGATTCGCAATGGATCAGTTCCTAAAAAGTGATGAATATTCTCGTTTGGTTGGCATGACTAAAAACGCAGTTCCACCAACATTCGATGAAAAGGTTTTAACTCCTTGGATTCAGCAGTGTTTAACTGAACTACCAGTAGACAAATTGAAGACAGCTCCATCTCCCAAAGATTCTGAAGATAATTACACTCCTAACACAGTAGTAATGGAACAGAAAGACAAAGAAGACGGACTATCACGAGATGTCATTGAAGCGAAAGTTAAAGAACGAAAAGCACGAGCCAAAGCATTAGCATAATTTATGAAACTCCTCGACAAAACAACCTTACAGTCTGCTCGGCAAAACGAACAGAAAATGGAAATTGACCAAGCGGTCATGCTTACTGAACGTATTACAAAGCTTCGTAATGTTGCTGTAGAGGAGGAATTGGAATTAGATAAACTTCGTACCCTCACAAAAAGGCAGGTAATGGAAGAAATAGATTGTTTAAAACGTGACAAAGACTTTCTTAAGAGAGAACTAAAAGATCTAACTGATAAAAAAGTAAAACTACAAGAACCTCTTGATAAAGAATGGGAAGAATTGAACCAAGAGAAGGTGCAAATTCAAGGGACTAAGGAATATCTAAATAAACTTATTCGAGAAAACGAGAAAGAGTCTCGGCTAATCCAAGAACGTTTAAACCAAGCCACCAAACTACTTTATGAGTATCAAGAACGACAGAAATTCAGTGAAAAAACTCTTCAGAAAGTAATTTCTCAGGTGGAAAATAAGCGATTGGAACTATCAGAACTCGAAATAACGGTCGATAACTTTGAAAAAAGACACGAAGCACAAGTAAAAAACTTTGTTATACGAGAGAATAAACTCATAGAACAAGAAAAATCACTAGCATCACGTCAAAAACAAGTAAATGCAAAAGAAAAAGCTCTAAATAAGCTTGCAATACGATATGAACAACTACATTGACCAAAACAATAAAAATGTTGGCATNGCGGAATTGCCAGATTCTGTTGAAAAAACATTTGCATTACTTGTGAACCCACTTACTGATGAATTATTNATAGAAATTATCCCTAATTCCGATGTTGGAACTATTACATCTAACTTAAATATTCCCTTAGATGACAATGGTCACCAAATATCTGCCGCGGTTACTGATGATGCTAATGAAACTATTANCCCATTAACAGTTGATATGATTCAGAACATTGCATGTTTGAGAATCGAAATATAAATTTATGCCAATAGAAACTAAACCNTCATTCACAAATAATCTTCCAAGAGATGCTTCAACTTCTCCTATTCAGGTAGGTGGATCTTTCAAGACACAAGACAAGCAATCAAATTGGGTATCTCCTACTTCATTGTCAGGCGGGATTGATGTATTTGAAGTTCCTGATAATGCGGCAGAATTTATTGTATTTCCATCATCAAACGATATGCAGATTTCAGAACTATCAGATATGTCATCATCAGATTTAGTATCCAAAGGCAGTAAAGAAGTCTATGCGTGTGCTGGTATGCCATTTGTTTATGTTCAGGGAATCTCTGGAGATACGCTTTATTTCAGATTTAATATGCTCGGACCTTTGAGTTAATACTATGCTTTCTTCAACTACAAGATTAAACAGTGGGAGTGGCGGAGGCGGTGGTGGAGGTAACGTCACAGGTACAGGAGCAAAAAACCAAGTAACATTCTGGACAGGTGGTAGTAATATCTCTGGTTCAGNTTACTTTNAGTANTTTATTGATACAGGGATCTTCCAAGTANATGACATCACTACAAGTGATCCACTATTTGAAGTTATCCCAGGAACAAACCCAGAAATCAATTTGGGTAATAGTGGTATTGGAAATGGAACAACGCTGTCGCTCGTCGATTCAGACGGTCTAATANGCGTAGTAGCTAATGACTTTACGGTTACTGGTGCTTCTAACGCAGAAAAGTTCTTTGAAATTCTACCAAGTTCATTTTTGGTAACATCAGGAAACGTTGAAAGTGCAGGAATGGGAGCAACATACCAGCAGATACAGACTTCAAATGCCACTATTGTCAATAACACAACAGGTGGAATTTTCTCGGCAGGTGATGTTGATAACTTTGGAAACCAAACACTCTTTCAGATAACAGACTTTAACGGGTCAATGTATTCTCGCGTAGAACAAACATATACCGTTGGAAGTAATGCAATCAATCTATTCCAAGTTGATTCTCCAGATCATCGTGTATATGCAGGTGATTATGCAGGATCAGGTAACAATACAGCATTTATCATAGATGACTTTAACCGATTCATCGTCGCACAAACGGCAGCAGAATTCGATGTTCGAGACACTTCAAACATTCCTTATTTCCGTGTGAACACTGGTGGGCAACAGATTCTAGCTGGTGATGTGTCATTAACTGGAAACGATACTTTATTTACGGTAGACGTGTCAGCACAATGGGTAACGTTACAAGCAAGTCAAGGATTCCATGTCCAAGATACTGTACCGAATCAGTGGTTCAGAATTGACCCCTCAACACAGTTTGCTGGAATGGGAGACTTGCAACTTTCAAATCATGGTACACGATTCACTGTTGAAGATTCTCCTGAATCAGTGAACACGTTTAACAACGGACGAACCTCTATTCGAGATATTTCAGCAAATGAGTCATTCGCTATTGATAATGGTATCGCTTACTACGCTCTCGGAAACTTGTCACAGAACCTCAATTCAACACGATTTGAAATCTATGATGGATCAAGAACTGCAACGATTACAAACAACGGTATTACTTCAGTTCAGGATATTGGAGGAAACCCATATTTGTATATCGACGTAGCAAACGGTATCTATGACTTTGGAGACATTAACGCAACGTCAAATGCTACAGGTGTAAAGATCAACAATCCAAACGGTACAGTTCAGATTGGGGACATCTTCGGAAACAATACACAGTTTACGGTTAATAAGACTACAAACGTTCTATCATTCGGATATGGAGTTAACACAACCCTTTCATTTGATAACGGTAATTACCTGTATCAAATGGGAGATGTCAGTAATACACATCTTGGAACAAAAGTTGTAATTGACGATAATTCTGAAATAATTCGACAAGTTACAGATGGTCTTTGGGCACTCAATGATACAAACTCAAACGGTGCAATGACGTTTAACACTGCAACCCACGAATTTTATTATGGAGACCTTGATGGAATTGGAAACGGACAATGGAAAATCTTTAGTGATGTTTCAAAAACAGATACCTACTATTCATTGGCAACAGGTGCACGTCAGATTACAAGTGGTAAAGGAATTTCTCTTACAAACGCATCTGGTGCCCAGCCAATCATGGATGTTCAATTATCTAGTGGTGTGATGGTAGCTCTCGAATTTGATATTCAGACAATGGCATTCGCTGGTTCTGATACTCAAATCCAGACCCAACACATTAAAGTTACTGCGGTTAATAAAGCAGGTGTGTACACCTACACGCTCACTTCAGACAGTCCGAATCAGTCAGTTTCTAGCGGTACATTTGGAACAGGAATCAGTATTACCCCAGGAGCTAGTAAAATCACTATTACTCAGATCCTAACTCATCTTTGACATCACCTACGATTACAACATTCGTAAATGTTACAAGTATGGCTGGTAACTCATTCAATGACGTTACATTCTATTAGTTCGTTATTCCTTTGGAAAGCTC